CTCCACCATTATTGAGCTGATTATCATACTGCATTCCGGTCATAAGACCAGCTTCCATCGCTTTCAAAATTTCGTCAGCGGTCATGCTTTCCAACGGGTCGTTACCCTGTTGTCCTTGATAATTAAATAAATCCATATTATTTTCTGTCTTAAAAGTTTTACTTACAAAATTATTTCACGAGACGTACTTTTTTGTTAGTGTACAGGTACTGAGCAACATTTTCACCGATTGCACCACCTACGGGATCAAGAACATAAGACATTGCACCATCATTCAAAGATTTTTGAATATCTTTGTCTGGTTCTTCAGCAATGGATTTTAAAATCAATTCGCGTACCACTGCACGGTCACGAGATGCACTTAAAGCAACATGTCCTTCTTCGTCTTTTACACCTCCACCATGTTCAATGCTTTTTTCAATGATCGCCTTGCTCAAACCAGCTGTTTTAAAGCTAGGGGCAGCATCACCGAAAGCCTGAATAGCCATGCGCATTCCACTGATGGATTTTTCAATTCTATCCGCAAAAGCTTCCAAAGCAGGTTCCAACGTTTTTTCAACAATAGCCGGAATAGATTTTGCAAACTCATCGTTTGTGGCATTTACTGCTCCCAACAATTCGTCAGACAAAGATTTGTAAAAAACATCTAAACCTAAAGATTTTGCAAGTTCGTCGGTCTTTTTGTCACCGCCACCCATGTCACAATCTTTTTTGCCTTTGCCTTTTTCAAAATCTTTTTCGTCATCGTCGTCTTCGTCCTCAATCTTTTTCTTTTCTTTCTTTTCGTCCTTTTCCTGCTTTTTGTCACGCTTTTCGCCCACATTATCGCCAGCACCTTCACCGTGATCGTCTGGACCATACTGTGTAGACTTTGCCAAATCAATGGAGCCTTTAGCAATCCACTCGGCTACGGTTTCTTCTGAAAAACCACTTTCAACGAGTGATTTAACCAGAGAATCTTCTTTTTGTTCTTCAGTTAATACATACATAATCTTCAATTTTTCTTGGTTAAAATTATAACTTAATTTCTTTTCCTAAAAATGTTCTTTCAAATCATTTCCTCAGTAATTTTAAATTTGGAATCAATTACGATCCTTTTGTTACCGATAACTTTTTCAAACATAATTGCTTTATTCAGTTTACTTTTGATAAGCCCATCTGTAGGTATGAAATCTTGCTGTTGAACTCCCTTTACAAAATCCAAATAAGAATTAAAATTAACGGGTGTGAATGTCAATGCAATATTGTTGATAATAGCTTTAGTAATATGCTTCTCATTTTTGGGATCTCTTTCAAGTGCTTTTCCTTCAATGGACATCCCAGGACGCCTTGTACTGCCACTCATTTTCATTTCAATACACTTGTCCCAAAAAGCACGGGCTTCAGGGCTTTCTGACCAAAGTTTACCTTTTACCCAAAACTTGTTATCTACAATTTTTCCGTCCAAAGGCTCACCAATCCAGAAACGGCTTTTTAACTCTTTAGCACGTACCGTCAGGTGATCAAGGTTAAAAAGCCCATGCCGCAAAAAGTAATCAATGATAAAGCCATTCGGCTCCATGCTATCCCCTTGATAATCTTCGCTGTTGTCGCTAGCTATACCTTCAAATACCATATTTTCGTATCTGCGGTCGTCCCCTCTTTCATATTGGGTAGCCTCTTCAGCTTTCATCAAATCAATAGGAAGCCAAAAGTTAAAATCATTTGGGGCTTTCTTTTTCATTTCTTACATTTTAATTTCTGGACAAAAATACAAATCTTTTCAAAGAGGCACAAACACAGCGTCACCAACATAATCGGTTCCGTTTTCGTTTGCTAACATAAATTCCTCGTGTGGTGTTCGTATTTTCATTGAACCATTTAACAAGCCAAGTTTCATTCTGTCAAGGAGTTGACGCATGTTTACCTCATCGCCTGCGTACAAAATTTCTACCTCTGTCAAACGATTGTTTTCTGGATTAGACTTATAAACCAAATCATGAATAACCAAAGGTTGCTCAAACTTCATATCCGTTCCCATTGTTATACGGGTGCAACCGCTTACAGCTTTCATCACTTGTTCCATGCTTCTTCTTGGGTCACGAAGCGGTACAATAGCCTTATGAGTTGGAGCTGGGGTAGCAATAGTTTTTGTATCGCCATCCATGCTTTCAGGCAAAAGTGGTTTAGCTGCCTCGGTGTCTAATGCCTTTTTAATGATCTGATTAAATGCTGGAACAAATACTTCTGGAGTGATACGCCCTTCGTCCAGTGCCTTTAATAAAGGCTCTAACTTTATCTCCTGATCAGGATTCATAAGAAATTTCATTATATTTTCACCTTGATCAAAAATAAATGGTCTTAAAGGAATTGTACCCACATCAACATATTCATGATAGCAATGCTCAGTAGCATCGCATGTAACAGGCTGCGTCTCATCCACCATTACTTGATAATATTTAATATGAGCATCTTCGCTTTTATACTCTCCCAATTCTTTAACCCCTGCTTCGGTAATAGGATCAAGGTTTGTTTCTTCCTTTAATTCCCGCAAAGCAGCCGTCTTAAAGTCCTCTCCTGGATCAACATGCCCTCCTGGAATACAAACTGTTCCGTTAGGAGTGAAATCAGTTACACGATGCAAAATAAGAAGCTGTCCCTGCTTATTAAAAGCAAGCACATCGGCATACTTTGTCGGCTCACCAGAAACTGACTTTAAAATGTCAAAATAAACACTTTTGGAAATTGTGCCATCTTTGTATCGCTGGGTAGCAGTATCCAACAAATCAATGTCTTTACATGCCTTACCAACGGTTTCATCGTTACGCAATTTTTCCAAAGATTTTAAAATCTTTGTGCGTTCGTTACAAGCTGCGGCAACTTCCTTTTGGTGGCTGGTCAAAAAAGAACTATACCTAGCAAATGTTTCCTGCCGCTTGCTTTCGGGCACTGTAGCAATGTCATCTATGATAGATTTTTGTATCATAAACTTATCCGTCAATTCTTGTCCCATCATATCAAGTTTTCCAAGTTGCTCTTTAAGCCCCTTGTATTCCTCAATTTTTTCTTGGGCTGATTGAAGCCCTAATAACTTTTTCAGGTTCATACTAAATATTCTTTATTTCCAATTGTTATTTTTACTTTGCTTTTTCTTTCCACTTGAGGAGTATAATTCTTAGGAGGCTCGAATTTTCCAGTTTCTTCATTCCATTCGTAACCTTTAGGCAAATAGCGCAAATCGCAACGGCAAAACGGGTGTACTGGATGAATGGTGGCTTTCCATTCCTTAACCTTAACTCCATAATTAGTACCATTGGCTAACAGCGTTGAAAGCTTAAAAACTCGTGGTTTGCTACCGATTCCATTAGTAAGAAACAACCTAATACAATGCTTACAAGCTCCGGGAAATACATCAAAATAAACCAAAGGATCAGGCTCCAATGTCATCATATATTGGGCTTGCCCCATATTATATACATCCTGACATTCAGTTTCCACTATACGCCCCCAATCCCTTTGCCAATCATTCATCTGATTAGCAATATTAGATGTTATTTTCTTAACTGTGCGTTTTTCAAGCGTACCATCAGCTATTTCTTTAGCTAACACTTCTTCGCCCTTGCGCCTTGCGGCATCTTGAGCAGCCAAATAATTTATTTCTTCAGCGTCAACAGAAGCCCGTACATCGTTCTTAAGCCGTTCTCCCAACCCCTTTATATGAGTATAGGTTTTCTTTGCGGCTATGCGATAAAAAGCCATTTCCCTCGTATTAGGAGCAAATAAGCCCATATTTGCCAGAAACTTCTCAAAATCAACATAACTCATTGACCTAGATGCTTGCGTTCCAATTGCAGCCGATACACGACCAAATAGAAAGGCTTGGTAATGCGACGGAAACTTGGGTATCAGTTTAACCAAGTCCACGCCTTTATTCTTAAGCAATGTCAAGTCAGCTTGCGTTAAATAGTCCTTGCCTAGTGTTTCCGCAACCATTTTTGCCACTGCTGTATCAATTACCCCTAGTATCTTCTTTATGTCTTCTTCTGTAAACAGCATTATTTCTTCTCCTTAGTAATTTGCACCATTTCTTCCACCAATTCTCCAAACAGTCTGACAGCCGAAAATGAATTTTTAGCCTTATTTTCGTATTTCAGCTGAATGTTGGGATAACGCAACGGATCAACATGATGTTTTATTCTAGGTGAAACGGCTCTCTCCATATTACTTCTTTCTGCTTAATTGCCTATCAATAAATTCTAAAGCCGTTCCAAGAATTGGATTTCCATTAATGGATTTTTCCATTAAAAGATTGTCAATATCCTTGTCAGCGTCTGTTTTATCCTCTTCAGCAATACCATTCATATAATCGCCACCCATCATTTTAGCACTTTGTGCTGTTTGATAAACACTGTTTAAAATGGTATCCTTATCAGGATCAAATGGTCTTCCACTGTATTTTTCAAACATATCTTCAAGGCACACAAAACCGTTCTGAATTTTCTGAGCATCCAGCTTAACTTGTTTTTCTTCATCCTCAATTTCAATCCCTGTAAATACAAGCTCCAGACGATCATCAATTTCACTGATTATATACTTATTCAGTATATTCTGGTAAAATACCAATAATGGTGTTAAACCTTTCTGTTTAGAATGTTCTAGACGTTCTCTTTGTCCATCCTGACCGAATACACGGGCAGCATCCTCAAATTGAAAACCTAATTCGCTAGGATCCATGCGATATACTGCGCATACAATAACCAATAGGAATTTTACCCATTCAGTAAATTCCATATCACGATTATTCTTATGCAAATCAATCCATTCAAGGTCTATGCCCTGCACAACAGGTATCTTATGCGAATTATAAACGGTGGACATTGTTTGTTTCCAATCCTGTCTAAACTCGTTTAGAGTTCCTTGGTCAATGTTACCATTCTTCACATTGATAAACCCCTTTGGCTGACTACCCTGCTTAAAGAAATTTCCATTGTATTGCATGCCCCAAAGAATCCATGTAACAATTTCAACCAATGTTTCAAGTTCACTACATCCGTAGCCATTCTTTAGCACATTCGTAGTTTTGTTACGTATACCGTAACCAAGCTCCCAAGGATAAAAGGCAACATATTCCCCTGTAACAGGGTGGCGAATAATTTGACCGTCCCAGACCATTCCGTAGCGAGGCAAATATCCATGCCATCTAAACTGCTCAAACATCTGTTGATAACGTGGGTCATTGGTGTCAAGTTGCCTTATCATCGCACTATCAACAGCACGAAATTTCTTAAGTTTTAAATTACGACTACGCACTATTTCAAAACACATCTGGTCTAGGCGCAAACTGTCATTCAGCACTTTACGGGTAAACTCTTGAAAATTGTCCTCACATTCCCACTTTTCATTCTCCCCGCCCTCTTCCAAGAACTTAACAATATAGTCAACGATTTTCTTGTCTTTTTCACTAAGTTCTTTCTTATCTTTATCACCTACCGATCCAGGAGATTGTTTATATCTAATCTGATATCCGGGTTTTTGGTCATCATTACTGTACTTTAGAAAGTTTTGCACCTGCTCAATACGAGTGTTGATAACTGATTTAATGATAAAGATATCGCCCATACGATTGAGCGTATTAAACGAAAATCCTGTAGCAGGATCACGATATCCTTTACCATTGAAACCAA